GATTGCGTGCCCGTGGGGCGGTTCAGTCATTCGACTGGACCACCCCGAGTGGCATTGCGGGCAAATTTCTGTGCGAGGAGTGGAGTCGCACGGTGGAAGAACCCAATCTGGAAAACATCCGTGCCACGTTCAGGCAGGTGTTTGATCTCTCATGACAGTCCAAACTATCACCACAGAAATCCAGAAGCTCTCCCCGAGTGCGGTCATCGAGCTCTTCGTGATGGACCTGACCCTCTTCAACGAAGGCGTGGTTCGCTTTCATGCAGGCACCAACGAGCTGCGCCGTCAGGTGGTCTGGCAGGGCAATACCTATGAGCCGTTTCCTATTCAGGCTGAAGGCTTTGAGTTCAACGGCAACGGCCAGGTGCCGCGTCCCAAACTCAAGGTGGCCAACGTCACGGGCAGCATCACTGCGCTGATCCTCTCCTACCAGGACTTGGTGGGTGCTCGGGTCACGCGAAAGCGCACGCTGCTCAAGTACCTCGATGCCGTGAATTTCGGGACCGGTACCAACCCGACCGCAGACCCGACGGCCGAGTTTGCCGACGATGTGTATTTCATTGACCGCAAGTCCCGGGAAACCCGGGATGTGGTCGAGTTTGAGTTGGCTGCATCCTTTGACCTTGAAGGGGTTTCCTTGCCCAGGCGGCAGATTGTTCAAAACGTCTGCCCCTGGAGCTACCGGGGCTCGGAATGCGGCTACACCGGGACGGCCTATTTCAACGCCAACGATGAGACGGTGACTTCACGGCCTCAGGATGTCTGCGGCAAAAGACTCGTGTCCTGCCAGAAGCGCTTTGGCTCGAATGCCGAGTTGCCCTTTGGCGGATTCCCGGCGGCGGGGTTGATTCGGTGATGAATACTGCAAATCAAGCGCTGGCGCTGGCCCACGCTGCAGATGAATTCCCCCGTGAAGCCTGTGGCCTGCTCGCCATTCACAAGGGCCGGGAGACCTATGTCCCATGCCGCAACATTGGCGTGGGTACCGACCAGTTCGTGATCCACCCCGAGGACTATGTCCGAGCCGATCGGCTTGGAGAGATTGTGGGGGTGTTCCATTCCCATCCGAATCTGACCGCTGAGCCCAGCCAGGCCGACAAGGTGGCCTGCGAAGCTACTGCGTTGCCCTGGTTCATTGTTTCCTACCCCTCTGGGCAGTGGCATGAGATGCAGCCATCGGGCTACATCGCTCCCTTGGTCGGTCGGGCATGGGCACACGGCATACTCGATTGCTACTCGGTGATCCGGGACTGGTATCGGGCAGAGCGAGGCATTGACCTGCCGAACTTTGACCGCTTTGACGAATGGTGGAAGCGCGGTCAGAACCTGTACCTCGACAACTTCGGTTCGGCAGGCTTTGAGGCACTGGGCGCCGTTCAATCCCAAGACATGGATGTTGGCGATGTGCTCCTGATGCAGGTGGCTTCGCCAGTTCCCAACCATGCCGCCATTTACCTGGGTGACGGTCTGATCCTGCATCACCTGCAGGGCAGGCTTTCCAGCCGGGACGTGTATGGCGGCTACTGGCAAAAGATCACGACGCACATCCTGAGACACCGCACAGAAATAACCCAACCTCCATGACTACCATCATCCTTCTTGGCGAACTGGGCAGGCGCTTCGGTCGCAGGCACAAGATGGCAGTTGCCTCGGCAGCGGAAGCGGTGCGTGCCCTGTGCGCGAACTTTCCCACCTTCGAGCGAGAGCTCGTGGTTTCAGGTGAGCGAGGTGTGGGCTACCGGGTGCTGGCCGGGCGGGACGCCTTGAATCTTGATCGGCTGCATGAGCCCACAGGGCAGCAGCACATCACGATTGCCCCCGTGATATCGGGTGCAGGAGGCAATGGCCTGGGCCAGATCCTGTTGGGCGCGGCGCTGATCGCTGTGTCATGGTGGAACCCGATGGGCTGGGCTGCTGCGGGATCGTTTCTCTCGCAGGCCACGCTCTATTCGGTGGGTACTTCCATGATTTTGGGTGGTGTGGCCCAGATGATCTCTCCCACGACCAAGTCTTCTGACCCTTCCGAACGACCTGAAAACCAGCCGAGCTACGTTTTCAATGGCGCTGTGAACACCACGGCCCAAGGGCATCCCGTGCCCGTGGGATATGGACGGTTGATAGTGGGTTCTGCCGTGATCAGCGCCGGCATTGATGTGGATGAAATAGCTGTATGAGCACCGTTGATTCTCAATTGATCGTCGGAGCTGGAGGTGGCGGCAAATCCGGGGGAGGCAGTGCTCGAGTGGCCCAGGAAGCGCCCGACAGCCTGCGCTCTAAAGCCTATGCGCGGGTGGTCGACCTCGTCTGCGAGGGCGAAATTGAGGGCTTGGTTGGTGGTTTGAAGTCGGTCTATCTGGACGACACACCCATCCAGAATTCAGACGGCTCGTACAACTTCACCGGTGTGACGCTGGAGGCACGGACCGGAACCCAGCAGCAAAACTACATCCCTGGCTTTTCCTCTGTGGAAAACGAGGTGTCCGTCGGTGTGGAGTGCAAAAACGGCCAGCCCGTGGTGCGCTCTATCACTGACCCAGATGTGGACGCTGTGCGCATCAAGGTCAGCATCCCGACGCTGACGCTGCAGGACACGACCAATGGTGATCTGAACGGTACTTCGGTCAGCTATGCGATCGATCTGCAGGCCCGGGGAGCAGGATATGTGCAGATCCTGCAGGACACGGTTTCAGGCAAAACTTCATCGCGCTACCAGCGCAGTTACTACGTGCCTTTGTCCGGGACTGGTCCCTGGGATGTGCGCTTGCGCCGCATCACGGCCGACTCGACGCAGACAAGCCTTCAAAACAAGACCTTCCTCGAGTCCTACACCGAAGTGATCGAGAGCAAGCTGCGCTACCCCAACAGCGCGCTGATGGCCCTGCGTGTCGATGCCTCGCAATTCACCTCGATTCCGAGGCGCAGCTATGACCTCAAGCTCCTTCGGGTTCGTGTCCCATCAAACTACTTTCCTGAGACCCGCTCCTATGCTGGTGTCTGGGATGGCAGCTTCAAGGTCGCCTGGACGGACAACCCGGCATGGTGCTTCTATGACCTGGTGACCAATACCCGCTACGGTCTTGGCAATTACATCCCTGAGTCGCAGGTCGACAAGTGGGCGCTGTACCGGGTGGCCAAGTACTGTGACGAGTTGGTGCCCAATGGGCTGGGTGGCTATGAGCCACGCTTCACCTGCAACCTGTACCTGCAGACACGGGAGCAGGCCTACAAGGTGGTGCAGGACATGGCCTCGGTGTTCCGGGGCATGGCCTACTGGTCGGGTGGTGCCATCACGGTCACGCAGGATGCCCCGCAGGATCCGGTTTACCAGTTCACCGCTGCGAATGTCGTCAATGGCGAGTTCGCCTATCAGGGGTCCTCTGCCAAGGCTCGGCACACGGTGGCGCTGGTCAGCTGGGTGGATCCGGAGGATTTCTACCGACAGAAGGTGGAATACGTCGAAGACCTCGCAGGCATCGCCCGCTACGGTGTGGTGCAGGCCGATGTGGTGGCCATGGGGAGCACTTCTCGTGGTCAGGCCAACCGGGTGGGCAAATGGCTGCTGTACTCCGAGCAGTCTGAGTCGGAGATCATCACTTTCCGCACAGGACTCGAGGGTGCGGTGGTAAGGCCCGGCGATGTCATCAAGGTGGCCGATGCCAGCAGAGGTGGCATGCGACTGGGTGGGCGCATTGCTGCGGCCACAACCGTCAGTGTCACGCTCGATCAGGACCTGCCCGCAGGATCTTGGCGGATCTCCGTGGTGCTGCCCACCGGTGTCGTTGAAGAGCGGCAAGTGGGCTCGCTGTCCGGCCGGACTGTGGGTGTGACTAGCGCGTTTTCGATGGCCCCCCAAGTGGGCGCGATCTGGGTGCTGTCTTCCACGCTGGTGGAGGCTCAGCTCTTTCGGGTGGTGCAAGTCGCTGAAAGCGAACCTGGTATCCACGAAATCACGGCACTGGCGCACAACCCCAGCAAGTACGCAGCCATCGAGCAGGGCCTGGCCTTGCAGCCTCGTGCCATCACGTTGCTCTCGACCATGCCTGCTGCCCCGACGGGGCTGACCGTGACCGAGAGCCTGTACCGGGTCAAGGATCAGGCGCTTGTACTGATCCAGCTCGGCTGGGAGCAGGTCTTTGGGGCACTGGAGTACCAGGTCACCTACCGCGTCAACGGCGGCAACACCGTCACGCTGCCCAAAGTCTCCAGCACCTATCTGGAGATCCGAAACGCTGAGGCCGGTGACTACGTCTTCACGGTTCGAGCTGTGGGGGTGTCGGGCAAGCTGGGCAATTCCGCAAGCCTGAGCCAAAGCATTCTGGGCAAGCTCCAGCCGCCTGACGATGTGCAGGACTTTGTGGTGTTGCGCCGAACGACCGATCTGCTCCTGAGCTGGAGTGCCAATACCGATGCAGACCTCTCGGGGTATGAGGTACGGGTCGGCACAGGGTGGGATTCGGGTGTGATGGTCGGGCAGACAGCGGGCACGCAGCTGGTGCATGACCAAAGCGAGTCGGGTCAGTACAACTATCACATCCGTGCCTTTGACACTTCCGGAAAGTACAGCCAACACGTCACCACCTTCCAACTCACCTTGCTCGCTCCCTCATCGGTGCGGCAATTCGATGTGGTGCAGTCAGCCAACCGGCTGGAGTTTCGTTGGCTGCCCAATCCCGAGCCTGAGGTCGTGGCCTATGAGTTACGGGAAGGGGGCGCCTGGGATACCTCGATCTTCATTGCCGAGGTCAAGTCCAGCAGCTTCACGCTGCCCTCAGGCTTTGATGGGGAACGCAAGTTCTGGATCAAGGCGATCGCATCGCCCGGCATTTACTCGGAAGAGGCAACCTTTGTCTCCACCGTGGTGGCGCAGCCCCAGAACGCCAATCTGCTGGTGACAGTGGATGCTCAGGCGACCCGGTTCCCTGGCGTGAAGCATTTCGCCTCGGTCGAATCGGTCAACAGCCTGGATGTGCTGCGCATGGACAGCGGGGTGTCCCAGTCCGAGTACCTGTTTGAGGTGAATTTGCCAACCAGCTACCGGGCACAGAACACCTTGCTGGCCAGCATCGGGGCGACTTTGGACGACCGCGAGACCTGGACCTCAGCCAATTACGCCTGGATCAGCTCGGCGGCCAAGCGGCAGTGGACCTATGACGGGGCACTCAAAAGCATCGAAGCGAGGTTTCAGATGGCCCGTGAGGATGCCCTGCAAGCGGGGGAGCTCTACGGGTGGCGACTCAATGGGGTGCTCAGCGGCTATGGCAACCCTGTGGGCGCTGAAGCCATTGGCGTGGGCTATGGAGATGGGCGCTACGGCAGTGGTGTGCTGGTCAAGGACACAACCAAGGTGTCCTGGGGGGTCAGCATTCCGGGTGTCTTTCATGTGAGCTTCTGGTTCATCCCAAATCAGATAACCACATCGGTTATCTGGGCGGCCACGGGTTCCGGTGTGAGCCTCCTGGTCGGCTATGACTCGGTGGCAGGAGCCTTCTTTCTGGAGGACCAACTCTTTAACCGGGTGGTGGTGCCTTACTCCGTTAACGTGGCCGATCGCATCTGCATCGGCGTGTGTCAGACGGCAACAGAGCGCAGGCTCTTTGTTGGAAAGATGGGAGGGGAAGTTCAAAGCGCAAGTAAGCCACTGGCACCTACTTCAGGGTACTCAACCCTCAAGCTGTACTGACTAGATCAGTTCATACAAATCAATCAACTTAAGCACGGGCGTTGCACCCATTGGGGCAACGCCTATTTTTTTTGGAGAAATCTCATGATGGATGAAGGCATGCAAATCAAGGGCTCGCTAACGCTGGTGCTGGCCAAGCCCAGTGGCGAGGTCGAAGTGGTCCACAAAGACAACATCATCGTCAACGGCGGCTTTGACTTCGTGGCCGATGCGATTGGCAACTCTGGTAGTCGCCCCGGTGTGATGGGCTGGATTGCGGTGGGGACAGGCACGACTGCTGCGGCCTCGACTCAGACCGCTCTTGTCACAGAGATCAAGCGCAACGCATCGACCTACGCCCACACGGCAGGCACCAAGGTGTTCACCTTCACGGCCAGTTATGCGGCAGGTGACGCCACGGGGGCATTGACCGAGGCAGGTGTGTTCAACGCAGCCTCGGCCGGAACCATGTTTGATCGTGTGGTGTTCCCAGTGGTCAACAAGGGGGTGGACGATAGCTTGACGGCTGTTTTCACCTTCACGATGAGCTGATCGGGCGATTGATATGGCCGAGACTGTCAACGTCTCAAGTTCGCCGGGGGCCAATTACACCTGGACCACCGGCAAGTTTGCATGGAGTAGCGCCACAGCCGGTAAGAACTGGACGAGTGCGTTTCCGGCGGTCTACAGCCTGAGCGTGGCCACGGACATCGGTTTCACGGAGTTGTTCCAGAAACTAGGGATCAAGCGCAGCTCCGAAACCATTGCCTTTGCAGAGAAGCAAGGCAAAGCACTGGTACTGAACAAGTTCGAGGTCATGAGTTTCGCAGAGACCTACACGGACCTCATTGCCTTCGTTCTGAGGTTTGTCGAGTTCTTTGCATTGGCAGAAAAGAACGGGCTTTCCAACACCAAACGGGTGTTCGAGGTGTTTCAGGTAGCCGAGGGGTTGGCGCGGCAGATTGCGCTGAGAAAGTACGAGACCCTGGCGCTGGCTGAGACCTACACCGACCTCATTGCGTTCATCTTGGGCGTGGGCGAAAGCTTCAGCTTTACCGAGAAACCATCGAAGACCCTCACCAAGCCACAGGCAGAGAGTTTCAGGTTCACTGAAGCGCTGTCGAGAGCGCAGGTCAAACGGATCTCCGAGGCGTTTGTGTTCGCTGAGGTTTTCGGTCGGACAGTTGCGTATCGCAAGGCGATCAGCGAAGGTTTTGCGATTGGGGAGGCGTTGCGTCGTGCGCAGACCTTGAAGCTGGCCGAGGCTTTGAGCTTGGCTGAGCAATACCGAAGGCGAGCCAACGGTGTCATCAGCGACATGATCGTGGCCAGCACCGAGATCACCGAGCAGGACTTCATGGACATCCTGGAGTCTGGCCATCCACCTGGCTACACCAATTTCCGGGACTTTATTCAGGGCGACTACACCTACCAGCGGGCGCTGTTCAGGGCGATTTTGACCTCCAGCAATGCTGATCGGGGCTACATCGATGGCCTGCGCGTCACGGTCGATGTGCCCGATGTCTTTGACCGCGGAACTGCCCAGGTGAGCAACGCGGCCAATGGCGTGACGGTTGTCTTTTCCCGGCAGTTTCGTGTCTCGCCAGAGGTCACGCTCACCTTCAAGGGGGGTACCACTGTGGCCGTTCCCCGAATCCTGGGCGCGGTATCCACCACAGGCTTCACCGCAGTTCTTGAAAACACCTCCGGTACCCGGGTCACAGGGGCCATTTCTTGGGTCGCACAAGGGTATTAAATGCAAAACTACACAGAAATTCCATCGTCTACGACGCTGTCGGATTCGTTGTCTCAGATCCTGAACAACGACAAGACAGCGCTCTCGCTCTCAAGCGGAACGTCTTTCCCGACGGTCAACTTGCAACTAGGCATGCCTTGCTTCAGGACCGACGAGCAAAAGCTCTACATCCTCACGGTGGTCAGTCCTGCTTCTTGGAAGATGGTCATTGACCTCTCCGCAACGGTCGGCAAGGTGGCCAATGCGGATTTGCTTGATGGCATCGATTCCACAGGGTTCGCCTTGTCGGGCCACAACCATGATGCGGCTTATGCCGCGCTGGGCCACAACCACAACGCGGCATACCTGGGTATCACGGCCAAGGCTGCCGATGCAGACAAGCTTGATGGGTATGACTCGACGGCCTTTGTTCGATCGGTCAACGGTTACGGACCGGATGCCAATGGCAATTCCAGTGTGCCCATTGATCTTTCGAGCCGTGTGGCCAAGTCCGGCGACACCATGACTGGCACCCTCACGGCGCCCAGGCTCCAAATTGCAGGAACGGCCAACTATCTGGACATGGTCGATCAGGACTGGGGGACCCGCTACCTACATCACAACCAGGGACTCATGGGATTTTTGAAATCCGATGGCAACTGGGACATGTACATGAACAACAGTGGTCAGATGTGGACAGCCAATTACGGATGGCTACACGACTACTTCTTCAGCACTATCGCCAACTGTTTCATCGGCAACTGCTCGGGTAATACGGGCAATTGCAGCCCAGTAGGCAACAACGCGACTTCTGTGGTTTCGAACTGCGGTAGTGCATCTTTTGTCCGAGATGAACTGGTGGACAACGGCAGCCAGATTGCTGTCCGAAGAACCCAATACAACTTCAATTGCAACTGCAACTGCAATTGCGATTGCTACTGCTGACCCAGGAAAAACCATGAACTCTTTGAACAACATCTTCCCGGCTCCGGTGCTTCGCATCCAGGAGCTTTTGAGTCCCGCCGAGGTGGATCGGGCGACTGAGCTTGCAATCAAGGCTAACGAGCGCCTGAATGACCATCAGGTCCCGTACTCCCGAACTTACCGTGACAGCCTGGACTTCATGTTCCCGGAGTTCTTCAAACCCATCTTCCGACGCTTGCGCCGCAGCATCGAAGACGAGTTCAAGTGCAACGTCAGCAACATGGTGGGACGCGAATCCATTTTTCGCTACGGCCAGCACCTGCCATTCCACACTGAGCCGCACGCTGATATTTCTTGCGTGCTGTGGCTGGACTTCCCCGCAAAGCCCGACCCATCCAGGCGCGACTACTCGGGCATGTTCTGCCTGCATAACCCGCATCTCTTGTTTGGTGGCCGCGCAACAGGGGTGTTTGGCAACATCAACCACATGGAAATGCCATCGCCTGGTGATGCCTTCGTTTTTCCCTCCCACATGCCGCATTTTGTGTTTCCGTACAACGGCGAGCGCCCTGGCGTGGAACTTCATTTTGAAATGCTTGCGGAGGCTGCATGAAGCTCGTTACCTTCAATGTCAGCGTCGATGAAGAAAAGGCGGTGCGTGTAGAACAAACCGCTGACGGCTACACCGTTTCCTTTGCTGGCGCATCCATCAACATCGGCGTGCAACTTTTCAAGCAGGGCGAGCTGCAGTTCCTGATGTATGGCAAGCAGTACGAGAGCGAGGTCATTGGCATCGTGTCTCAGCGCGAATATGTCGACAGCCGAGATGGTCTGACGATCCTGGCTCAGCACGGCCTGACCGATGGCCTGGGCTGGTTCTACTTCGGTGAGACCGCCGAAGAGGCCTGTCTGTGCATCACCAAAGCCATGACGACGCAATGTCCTTTCGACATCGTGCAGCCGGGCAAGCCTCGTGATGTTCTGCCAGGTATCTTCCCCGACAGCGAAAGGCTGGGGGTTCGCAACCTGGCCAAGATCGCGCTGCTGCGCAAGCTCAACCCGCTCGACAGCCTCGCCGCCCTGGAAAAGCAGGTCGACTTGCTCAGCTCCCTGGTCATCCAACTGGCCAACCTGGTGCCAGGCCAAGAGGGCATTGCCCTTGTCGACCACCTCAAGCACATCATCACCGATGCCAGCGCCAATGCGGGCAAGAGTGACGAGCAAACCGTCGCCAGCGTGATGTCCTTCAAGATGGCGCTGCGCCAGGCGCAGGCCGATTACTTCGCTGCACGCGACGGAGCCTAATGATGGCCAAATTCATCCTTACTGCCATTAATCCTGAAAATGGCCAACGCACCCATTTCCACTACGACAACGCAACCAGCGAGTTGACCCGCGAATCTGGTGAGCCAGTGGTTCATGCGGTCGAAGTCGCTGATCGTGTAGAGGCTCCAGCAGTCTCCAAGCAGACACCACTGGGAAAGACTAGCCCCCGCACCCTCAAGATAAGCCTGGGCCTGTCTTGCAACTACGAGTGCGAATACTGCTCTCAGCGCTTCGTGCCGCGCACTGTCGAAACCAACCCTGGCGATGTGCAGGCGTTCATTGATGGCCTCGACGTCTGGGTGACGAGTCCGCCCGAGAAGATCGAGTTCTGGGGTGGCGAGCCTCTGGTCTACATCAAGACCATGCGCCCCCTGACCGAGGCCATCAAGGTCAAGTTCCCCAACGCTGAACTGTCGGTCATCACCAACGGATCGCTGCTCAACGATGAAATTAACGAATGGCTTGATCGCATGGGCTTCAATGTCGGAATCTCGCACGATGGCCCAGGCCAACATGTGCGCGGCCCCGACCCCCTGAAGGATTCGCAGCAGCGCGCCGCCATCATGGCGCTTTACACCCGTCTGGCCCCTCAACGGCGCATCAGCTTCAATGCGATGGTCAATCGCGAGAACGTATCGCGCGCAGCTATCCAGCGCTTTTTTATCGAGCTGACTGGCGACCACATGGTCCCCATCGGCGAGGGCAGCTTTGTTGATGCCTATGACGAGGGTGGCATTGCTCACTCGCTTCAGCCAGATGAGCTGCACGCCTACCGCAATCTTGCCTTCCACGAAATCCGTACTGGCCAGGCCGCTAACGTCCAGGCCGTGAGTAGCAAGACGGCCAGCTTCGTCAATTCCATCCGTAGCCGTCGTCCTGCATCCAGCCTGGGTCAGAAGTGCGGCATGGACAAGTTCGACAGCATCGCTGTCGATATGCGCGGGAATGTCCTGACCTGCCAGAACGTGAGCGCAGCCAGCACCGCACCCAATGGCCAGGCTCACCGCATTGGCCATGTAACTGACTTGACTGGCGTCAAGCTCGACACTGCCACGCACTGGAGTAAAAGGGCGGATTGCCCGAATTGCCCGATGCTGCAGATTTGCCAAGGCTCCTGCATGTTCCTGGAGGGTCCCCTTTGGGATCGATCCTGCGACAACGCGTTCTCAGATGCTGTTCCTATCTTTGCCGCTGGCATAGAGTTCTTGACTGGCCTGGTACTGATCTACATCGACGGTCCCCAGCGCGATGATCGAAAGGATATTTTCGGTTTGCTGCGCACGGATCAGGGGGATGCCGTCAGCCCCTCTACTAAGCGATTTCCAATCCGAGTTGTCACTGCATAAGAAAAACCTTTCCGTTTAGCCCGCCTGGGTTTTCCAGTGCGGGCTATTTTTTTGGAGATCACCATGATTGATGAAAACCAGCAGCCTTCGGTGCTCAGCATGCGCCAGGAAGATCTCGATGAACTGTTGACGCGCGCTGCCGAACGAGGCGCTGAGCGTTGCCTTGCCCACCTAGGCCTTGAGAACGGCCACGCTGCCCGAGACATCCGCGAACTGCGCGACTTGTTGGAGGCATGGCGAGACGCTCGCCACACGGCCTGGCAGACCGCAATCAAGGTTGCTACCACCGGAATTTTGGCCAGCCTGCTGGTGGGAGCTGCCATCAAGCTCAAACTGATGGGAGGCCCGCAATGATCGAGACCTTGCTCGGTGGTCTCCTGGGTGGGGCTTTTCGTCTGGCGCCAGAGATCCTCAAGTGGTTCGATCGCCAGGGAGAGCGCAGTCATGAATTGGCGATGCAGGACAAGGCGCTGGAATTCGAAAAATTGCGCGGAGCTCAGCGCATGGCCGAAATTGGCGCCAGTGCCGATACGGCATGGAACACAGGCGCCATTGAGGCCTTGAAAGAGGCTGTGGCGGCTCAGGGTCGTATTTCTGGGGTGGGGTGGGCGGACGCCCTTTCTGCGAGCGTTCGCCCTGTCATTACCTACTGGTTCATGGGGCTCTACTGCGCAGCGAAGACTGCCGGTTTCATCGGTGCCTTAACCGCGGGCGTCAGTTGGGGCGAAGCCATCTTGCATGCGTGGACCCAAGCAGATCAGGCGCTATGGGCTGGTGTTTTGAACTTCTGGTTCCTGGGGCGTGTCTTTGATCGGGTGCGATCATGACTTCTGTCCCGCAGGCTGCGATCGATCTCGCCAAGCGGTTCGAAGGCTTTTGCAGAGTGCCTAAAAGTGATCCTGGCCGGGCATATCCGTATGTTTGCCCAGCCGGGTTCTGGACGATCGGGTACGGGCACCTGTGCGACCATGCCCATCCCCCGATTACTCTGGTCCAGGGTGAGGCCTACCTGGAGGCTGACATGCAGTTGGCACTGCTAGCAACGCTTCGGTTCTGTCCCGTTTTAGCGACCGAGCCTGAAACACGGCTCGGGGCAATCGTCGACTTTACGTTTAACCTGGGAGCAGGCCGGCTCCAGACTTCAACTCTCCGACGGCGAGTCAATCAGAGAGACTGGGCTGGGGCGGCATCTGAACTGAGGCGTTGGGTGTACGGGGGCGGACGAGTTCTGCCTGGTCTGGTTGCTCGCCGCCAGGCAGAAATCATGCATCTGGGGTGAAGCCCCAGTGCCCCTCATTTGAGGACAAAGCGTGCAGTCGACTGCTTTCCGCCCGAGGAAATGACGGCCGCCACTTTCGTGCCAGCACTGACTTTGAAACTTCCGGTCGCCTCCAGTTTGTCCCCGCTGGGCTTGAGATCGATCTCTTGCTTTTCAGCGCCGGTCAGCAGCGTCAATTTGGCTGAGGCTTTGGACACATCGACTGCCTTGCCGTGGTCTCGAACATAAAGACGCAGCGTCGTGGGGTTGGCCACCAGTTCGTAATCAATGTCCTTGACCGTCGTCAGAACCCCTCCGTGCATGGGTTTGTGATCGGCATCATTGGGGCCAGCCCAAGCGAGTCCGCTCAGCAGCAGCGACGAGGTGATTAGGAATGTACGGAATTTCATGAGATTTCCTTTTTAGGTTTGAGGTAGAAAACTAGATGTCAGAACGCTTCGGCGTCCTTGTCTTGCAAAAGCGCCTCGGCCGGCTTGCGACCAAAGAGCCAAAACATCGCAGGCGTCAGAAATGTGTCGAGCAACGTGGAACTGATCAGGCCAGAGAAGATCACTACAGCCACCGGATGCAAGATCTCGGTGCCAGGGCGCTCGGCCTCGAAGAGCAAAGGTGCCAGCGCAAAAGCGGTCACCAACGCGGTCATCAAGACAGGGCTCAAACGCTCCAACGATCCACGCAGGATCATCTGCGTGTTGAAGGACTCTCCCTCAAAGCGCATGAGGTTGATGTAGTGGCTAACCTTCAAAATCCCGTTGCGCACTGAAATACCCGCCAGGGTGATAAAGCCAATCAGGGCTGCCACCGACAAGGGCTGACCTGACAGCCACAGTCCCAACACGGCACCCACGAGCGCGAGGGGGATATTCACCATGATCAGTGCCGACAGGACAGTGGACTTGTAGCGGCTGTAGAGCACCACAAACATCAACACCACAGAGACCACGGAGAGCAAGGAGATAAGGCGCGATGCTTCTTCTTGCGCCTGGAATTGCCCCCCAAGGGTGATGAAGTAGCCCTCTGGCAGTCGAGACTCTGCAGTGACTTTGCGGATGTCGGCTACGACCTCCGAGAGCGGCCTACCCGAAGCGTTGGCGGAGATCACGATGCGACGCTTGCCGTTGTCCCTGCTAATCTGGTTCGGTCCATCAGCGTCTTCAATCGTGGCAAT